GGCAGTACTCTATGGACAAGCGGCGCAGGGGTCACTGACTTACGTGGTGGTGAATTTGGTTTAGAACGAGGACATCTGGTGATATAATGAAGGCGGCTCGGTCGAGCGTAGTGAGCGCCCAACCGAGCCTGAGCATCCTGATCTGGACTGGAGACCTGAATGCCTGACCAAAGTATATCACCGCAGCATTCGCAGAGCGGAATTTACCACATCTTCAACCGGCGTACAGGGAAATCCTATGTCGGCTCAGCAGTTAACCTGTCCCGCAGGGAAAGGGTTCACTTTAGGCGTCTCAGAGGAAACAGCCATCCGAACCAGTACCTCCAGAATGCCTTCAACATTGACGGTGAATACTTCGAGTTTGTCGTCATTGAGTTCGTTTCGCTCGAGCACCTGATCGATAGGGAGCAGTACTGGATCGACACCTTGCAATCTCATTGGGAGAAAACTGGTTACAACATCGCACCCTTCGCGGGGCGAAGTTCGGTTGGAAGGATAGTCAGCCAGGAAACGCGGAAGAAATTAGCAGCGCTTTGGCGTGGCCGAAAACATACCGAGGAAGCTAAACGAAAAGTGGCAGAAGCCCAGCGGGGGCGTTCGCCTTCGGAAGAAACCAGGCGAAAACTGTCACTGGCCATGATGGGGAATCATTGCGCTGTCGGCCCCCGCAGTGATGAGATCAGGAAGAAGATGAGCCAGATCCAGCAGCAGAATCGTCCCAGGGGATCAGATCACCACTACTTTGGCGACAAGGCCCCTGAAAGCCTGAAGCAAAGATGCCGAGAACTGGCTAAATCCAACATCGGGACGAAAGCTTCAGAACAGACACGCGCAAAGATGCGCGAATCCCAACGAGTTAGGCGGGCAATGGAGAGAGGCTAGAGTTCTCTCCCCG